AGCTGGTCTCCATATATTCCAGTTGTTCCTGACGCAGCTGCATTAAATAAAACTCTTCAAAATGTTCGTGAAGTAATTAGCGTTATTAATAACACCGACGGTGGCAACGAACTGATTTACATTGACCAGTTCAAAGCTGAGTCAATTTGGGTTGGAACCAACGACCAGCCAGACATTCCTGCATACTGGTCGCTTTGGGGCAACCAAATAAATCTATGGCCAAAGCCAAACGACACTCAATACGACATGACCATGCGTGGTTATCGTGAGCCCGACCTGACTTGGCTTACTGACTCAAACAACTCGTCAAGTACAAACTATGTAGACCTTGACCCAGAGTTCCACATGATGCTTGTGAACTTTGTTCTTGCGCGCACGTTCCAATTCCAAGAAGACCCTGAGATGGCTAATGTGTACATGCAGCATTACAACTCGGGTGTAACTATTGCTAAAGCGAACTTGACTGCACCAAACAGCAACCAGCCACTAATCATGAGCGGTGGATTGCAACTCAATGGAGCAGCGAACACTGCCTATGGATTTGGCTACGGACAAGGTGGAATCATGGTTCAACCTGGCTCTCCATATCCGTTAGGAAGAATGTTCTAACAAATGGCGGCTATTGACTTTAAACAAGTCTTTGACTTTACTGGTGGCATTAACTTCCGTGCTGACCAGTTTCAGTTGGCTGACAACGAATCACCGGGAATGCTCAACGTAGAGATTGACCCTCGTGGCGGTGTGTTCAGTCGCGCTGGTTATCAAACCAAGCACGCAACAGCTGTTGTGTCTTCTGGAAACGTATGGAGACCAAAGGGTTTGTACGACTACAAATACTCTAATGCTCCGTTAATCATGTTGACAACTGGACGAGGTGGTGCAGGGCCAACTGATGGAAAGATTTACCAATCAAGTGGTGGAAACTTTACAAAACTCGCAGCAGATGCTTTTAACGATGTCAACGTAAAATCAGCCAACGGTGCCTCAATGACCCAATGGGAAGACACCATGTACTTTGCTATTGGTGTGACTGCTTCATACATGTACAGTTGGGAATCTGGCAATACATATGCAACACAATTGACCGCCTCTGGCCCTACTTGGCAGCCATACGAGATTCCTGCACTAACTCCATACATGCCACGAGCAGAACACGTATTGGCTCATGCCAACAAGTTGTTTGTTGCAAACACCTATGAAAATGGAACTGCATATCCAAACCGTTTGCGTTGGTCGCACGAAAACCTTCCTGGCTCTTGGTATCAACAGGACTACATTGACATCATTGCTGGTGGAGAAGGCATTCGAGGCATTCAGGTAGTTGATGGTCAGTTGCTTATCTTTAAGCCAAAAGCTATCTACCTACTCATGGGCTACGACGCTGACTCATTCCAACTAGTTGAACTCACCACGGTTCTTGGTATTGATTATCCACAGCAAGCAGTAGCTGGTTCTGGTGGCGTTTACTTCTTTGACTACCCAGGCGGATTGTTCTTCTATGACCGCAATGGAATCCAAGACATCTTTGAGCGAATTAAGCCGATAATCATTAACAAAGAAGTTAACTCTGAATACACCTTTGACATAACGCTGTCGTATGTTCGAGACAGGGTTTGGGTATCAATGCCGTATGCTCCGGCAGCTGTTTCATCTCCGCCAGATTACCCAAGCGTTAACTTTATTTTTGACCCAACAATTGGCGCTCGTGGCGCATACACCATGTTCCAAACCGCTGAATGGTTTGACCCATCTATAGCAACTCCAGACGAAGGTGTTATTGGTGGATTTGGTCTTGTATGTGGCATGGATTGGCGCGATTCAAATGACCAACCTTATTATCTAATGGTTTCACCATACGAAGATTATGCATATGTCATGTATGTTGACGACTACGCAAACACGGTAGACGATGCCCCGGCAACATTTACCGGCAAGTTTGGCACTGCATACAGAACAGCCTGGTTTGACGATAATCGTTATGTACAATTAAAGTCATTCATTCGTCCTTATTTTGTGCTTAAAGAAGTTTCTTCCCCTACTCAGATTCGTTTGGGTATTTATAAGAACTATGATGAGACCAATCAATCTGGCGGTACAAAAACAATCTCGTTAACACCAATCTCAAGTGGTGGAACTTACTCAACAAGCGGTGCTGGTGGTCTCTATGGAACAGCTGTTTATGGAATTAGCACTGTGGGAGCGGCGATTAAAAGAAAAGGCATTGCCCCGTTGGGTAGAGGATATGCAGTTCAGCTGGAGTTTAATGGACCAGATGACTCAACAGACTCAAATGTCGCCCCAGGTAGAAAATGGGGATTAAACAGCATCGGTTATAAATTCAAAAGAAGAAAAATCAGAGGAACCTAATCATGGCAACAGTAACCATTCCGTATACATTCAGCAACGGTGACCCAATTGTCGCTTCTGAACACAACGCTAACTGGCAGTCAATCGAGACGTTTGTTAACGCCTTGTCTGCTGGCAACAACTTTGATACAGGTGCGCTTGACACTGTAACCATCGCTGATGCTGCTATTACATCGGCAAAGCTTGGAACATCATTGGCCTTGGTAACACCAAATATTGGTGCAGCAACGGCTACATCATTGACGGTGACAGGCAACATTGTTTACCACACGGGTACGACTGCGCAAGTAGCGTCATACACATTGGCTATTACTGATGACTCAAAGATTATTGAAATCAACAGCGCAACTGCAGTCAACTTAACGGTTCCTCTTAACTCATCGGTTGCATTCCCTGTCGGTACATCAATAACAATTCTCCAAACTGGTGCTGGTCAAATCACGATTGTTCCAGTGTCTGGTGTAACCATCAACTCAACTCCAGGACTTAAGATTCGTACACAATGGGCTGGTGCAACTTTACTTAAACGAGCAGAAAACACTTGGGTACTCTTGGGAGACTTGGCTGTCTAATGCCGTTTTTTATTGGAGCAATTGATTCTGGCGGAGACCAGCCAACAGCACCTGGTACCCCCACGGCTGTAGCTGGAGATACTGTTGCGGTACTTACGTATACTGCATGTAGTTACACTGGTAAAACAGCTACCGTTATTTACACGGCTACATCAACACCAGGTTCAATTACGGCAACTGGACTCTCGCCCCTTACCGTAACTGGTTTAACTAACGGTACTTCCTACACATTCAAAGTTACTGGAACTACGGATTATGGTGTTGCTTCTCCAGCAAGTGCGGCTTCTAATGCAGTAACTCCGGTGGCTCCTGCTCCTCCGCCTCCTCCGCCTCCACCGCCTCCTCCTGCTCCGGGTCCGCCGCCTCCTCCGGTTCCGCCACCGCCTCCTCCTTGTGCCCCGCAACCTTGGCCGCAGAATTGCACTCGCGTATATCCAAACACATGTGACGGTACGTACACATATGAATATTATGACTGCGGTGGTAGTCAAACATGTCCAGGTACTGGTGGGTACAACGGCGCACAAATTGAAGGTTCTTGTGGCTATACAGCTCCTGCTCCAACGCCTGCTTGTTCTGCTTGCGTGTACACGGTTACTGGTCAATCAAGTATTTTTTGCTATTGTGAAGATATACGTTTTTATTATAAAAAATGGTTTAAAACCAGAACTTTTTATTCAACGACATGCACTCCAGTGCCATGCGTAGGATGTTCATGCCCACAATCATCTGATGGTTCATGCACTCCAAGCAATATAGATTGTTAATCAAATAAACGAAGGAAAAACATGAGCAATCCATTTGACAACCCAGAAGACTTTGTAGACAAAGCAGTTTATTTTGCTTATATTGTCGACGGAGGAGTAACGCATTTACACACAGTTGAGTTCGGACTTGAAATGATTATTGCGTCGCTTTCATCTGACCCAAAGGTTGTTCGTCTGTCTCCAGAAGATGCCGTCAGAATTAAAGGCGGATGGCATTTTGACGGCACAGAGTTCAAGGAACAGTTGTAATTATGTCTGCTTGGAAGGATTACAAAGCAAAACTAGGCACAACTCGCCCATGGGACATGCTGAACCCAAACACGGAATTTGCCAGTGACGAACTTCAAAGCACCCGTTATTCGCTTTGCAACGATTGCCCAGAGTTCATCAGATTAACCACCCAGTGCAAGCAATGCGGTTGCATCATGAAGGCTAAGACGAAATTGCTAAATGCAACTTGCCCTTTGGGGAAGTGGTGATGTTTGACTTTACTGATGTAACCACGCCTGAGTATCAGTCATTTGTCAGGTTCGTTGACATTGAAACTAATGTTCCGCGCAAGCTTGAAGAGGTTGACCAGATAGCTTTTCCTTACGGGGTAAAGACTGA